CACGAGCTCCAGCGTCCGCGAGGCGAATGCCCTGCCCGTGATCGCCTCGGCGTGCTCGCGCATCGCGATGATCAACAGTTGCAGCATCGCGTCCTGCGTCGCGTCGTCGGCGTCGATGCGGCACCACAGGCGAGCCTCGTCGATCGTCACCGGCTCCACCGCCGGGGCCGTGACCATGCGCACGTAGCGGATCACGGCGTCACCTCAGCTTTATGGTGCCCGCGGGCTTGTCGCTGGCCTCGATCTTCGCTGCCTTTCCGGGGTCGCCCTGCTTGACCGAGAGCACCCAGTCCGGGGAGCCACCGCCGGGCCGCTCCTTCGTCGCCTCGGCCTGGCAGTGCCACTGCGAGCCGCCCCATGTCACCTGGTCGCCGCAACGGTATTCGACGTCCGGCCGGTAAACTCCGCGGTAGAGCACGGATCGCCCGACGCGCGTCGTTTTCTTCGTCCGGCCGCTCGACCAGACCGTAGTCTTCTCGATCCGCCGGCCCTCGTCCTGATACTCCTCGATCTCATCGTAGATGCCGTCGAAGGCCACGGCCCAGCCCGCGTTCGAGAGGGTCTGCTCCGCGACCGGCTCCGCGAACGGGTCGGAGGCCCTCACGGTGAAAAACGTCCCGCCGCGGTAGTTCGCCCACGTCCCGCGCGGGTAGCTCTTGGTCGTGTCAATGCCGACGAGCGGCACGATCTGCAACGCGTCGCGGCCCGGCTCCCCGTCCTGCCCGTCCTTGGGCTCGCGCGCGTCCTTCCCGTCGCGCCCATCGCGGCCGTCCTTTCCGTCCTTCGGCGTCGGTAGCCTCGATACGGCCTTTTCGACCAGCGACTCGATCGCCACGCGCACGGCCTCTGTGTCGATGTCCTTGCCGGGAGCGCCATCTTTCCCGTCTTTCGGGGGCGGCAAGGCGCCCACGGCGTTTTCGACCTTTATGCGAAGCGTCTCTCCCAACGCCGCCATGTCCGCGTCTTTCCCATCACGCCCGTCTTTCCCATCCTTTGGTGCGGGCAGTTTCGCGACGGCTTCCATCACCAATGAACGGATGATTTCTCGCATCACTTCCGGATCGGCATCCTTGCCATCATTGCCAGGGGCGCCGTCCTTGCCCGGCAACGGGGCGGGCAACGCTGCGATCGCCTTCTCAACATGCTCCGCGATCGTAGCCTTGACCGCTGGAGCTGCGACGGCCACGACTAGATCGACTATGGCTTGAACATCGACGTCCTTGCCGTCCGCGCCGGGGTCGCCTTTCTCACCCTTTTCCGGCGCGGCACGCGCCCGCCAATGCTCCTCGACCGTCGAGACCCGCTCCACCAGCGGCGCGAGCGCCTCGGCGACGTACGCCTTGACCGCGCGGATGATCTCGTCGCCCACGTCTCGAGTCTCAGCGCGCATGAGCAAGCCCCTCCGACACGTGCTTCAGCAGCGCGCGCATCTCCTCCGCCGCCTCTTCAGCGTCGGGGGCGGGCAACGCGGGCGCCTTCGGCTTCTCGCCGGTCGCGAACGGGTCTTCCCTCGCGTCGCGCTTGTCCAAGGCCGCGAGCGAGAAGTTCTGTTGTTGGAGGTACGGCGTGTCGCCGCCCTTCACCGGGGACTTGTTCTCAGCGAGCCGCGCCTCGTTCGGCGCTATCACCCCGGCCTTGACGCCGGTCTCGTAAGCGGCGAAGCGCGCCTTCGGGTCCATGCGGAGCAGCGCCTCGACGTCGAGCTCGACCATCACGTCAGGGGGGAGCCTCAGGCCTTCGTCGAGGAGCAGCTCCATCGCCTCAATGTGCGGCTGGAGCGTCGTCTTGTAATACTCCTGGTCGGTCTCCGGGCTGGCCTTGAACTCCTTGCTCGCGGAGATCTTGTAGAGCGGGACCAGGTAGGCGCGGGCGACGTCCTCGACGGTCCAGCCGAGTTGCTCGATCAGCTGCGCCTGGTCGGCCGGCATCGTGAACGGCTCGTACTTCAGGCCGTTGCCCGTGACGAGCAGCCGCCCGATCTTCGAACCCGAGAACCCCGCCTCGAAATCGCGCTTCATCCGATCTGCCGTCGCCTCATCGATCATCCCTGGCGCGGTGAGATGCCCGGAGGGGCGGCTCATGTTCTCGAAGAAGAGCGAGGAGTTCGTCTGGATGCGGTTGCCCTGGGAGGTGGAGGCGGCGCAGGCGTAGAGCGGGGGGACGCCAACGAGGGGGTGGAAGAGGCACTTCGCGCGGTCGTGGATGATCTCGGACGCGGGCACCGAGACGCGCCCGCCGGGGACGCCCGCGAGCGTGTCCTCGTTGAGCTGGTAGAGCACCTCGCCGTCCGGCGCGATGAGCGGCGTCACGCGCTGCGCGTCGAGCACGAACAGCGCCACGACCACGCCGCGTTCGTCGCGCTCCTTCAAGACGTAGGTGTTGCCCCAGATGAGCTTCGAGAGCAGCCACTGCTCCGTGAACTGGAGCCGCGTCTGGTAGCGGTTCGGCTTACGCAGCACGGGGGAGAACGCCGGGCTCTCGAACTCCCGCCACGTGTCGTCGCCCCGCTCCCGCAGGAGCTTGAAGCGGAGCTTCGCGATGTCCCCGGAGATCAGCGCGAGGCAGGCGTAGACCGCGGAGAACGCGAGCAGCGTCTGCGTGTTGTCTATGACCAGGTTGCGCTGCCACATGCCGCCGAACGCCTCCGTGATCCAGCCCCAGCGGCTCGCGATGCGCACCGGGTCGCCGATCGGCGTGACGACGTTGGTGTCCGTCGCCTTCGTGAACGGGACGTGGAACCCGAGGAGCTTCACGTCACGCCGCCTTCGCGCGCGTCTTGCGCGAGCGACGTGTCTCTGCGTCCGAGGTCATGACACGCGTCCGATACGTTTGCGAACCCTCCGGGACGTGCGCGTGACCTATGAGCGTGAACAACTCGACGTGCTCGTCATCGGCGTCGAACTCCTCGCCGATCAAAAGCACTCTAGAGCGATAAGTGAACCGAACATTTGCGATCATCTTTTTCATCGTGCTCTCCAGGAAAGCGCGCTGGAAAAAACGCCCGACCCGCGATGGGCCGGGCGCCTGCTTCGGACTTCTACTACCCGGTGTATGCAGCGGCCTGTATAAATGCGCACGCTTGCGAGCGCGCCTTCGTCCAGTTGATGTGCCTCACCGCCTTCACGGCGATCGACTCGGTTTGGAACATCGAGACCACGGTCGTCCCCGCCGACGTCGCCGTCGATTGGTTCGTCGCGTTGTCCTTCATCTCGATCGACACCTGGTCGCTCGCCTCGATCACGGCGTTGCCGTCGTCCGCGAGGAAGACCTCAGCGGGGTTGATCAGCACGATCATCTCGCCGAACTGCGGCGAGCCGGCGATCTTCGCCGCCTGCGTCGTGATGACCGGCAACCCTTGGATCGTCCCGCCCAACATGGAGAGTCCGGGGAACTGCGGGTTCCCGAGGGACGTCACCATCATCGAGAGGGCCTGCGCCGTGGTCTCCGACATCACCAGCACGCACGGGGCCAGCGACACGTTCGCCGCGATCATCGTCGAGGTGAGCGTCTTCCAGTCCGCGACGAACGTCGCGTACGTGACCCCCGTCGGCGTGACGGGCGTCACGCCGTAGGTGAGGGACGCCGGCTGGATGTTGGCCACTCCACCCTGGTTCGGGTCGATCAGGGAGAGGTCCAGCGTCTGCTGGCATTCCCGCGCCAGATCGTTGCGCACCATCAGCTCCGCAGAAGGAGTTGACAGCATCGCCAGCTCCTTGGTGATCGCCACCATGCCGGCGACCTTCGCGATGCCGAGCGACACGCTCGAGGTTGCGGCCTGCGACGGGATGATCGGCTTGCCTTGCCCGACCCAGTAACCCGTCGACCCGGAGGTCTGGCTCGCCACCCGCACGTTGAACGGCACGTTCCGCCAGCCCGTGATCCGGCCGACGATCGTCTTCGGACGCAGGAACTCGATGAACTCGGTCGCGATGTTCTGCGCATAAGCCAGTTCCGACGCCCACGCCGTCGTCGTGGAGTCGCCCGCGTTGATCTCGTTCGCCTTCAGGGCGAGCGCGACCTCCGGCGCGGTGTCCATCCACCGCCTCTCGGCGCGGTAGAACTGCTCCGCCAACGGCGCCATGCCCTTCGCCCGAGCCATCGCCATCGCCATGCGGGCGAACCTCACCCCCGGCTCGAGCTTCGACTCCACGCGGATGCCGCTGCCGGCGGGAGACCGGCCCCTCGAGGCCAGGTCGGGGTCTTTCCCGGCCTCCGGCTTGATCGGCTGCGCCTTCTCGATGTTCAGCGCCTCCGTCTCGCGCAGCCGCGCGAGGTGCTCGTCGACCTCCTTCACTTCCAGCAGCAGCGCGTCATACTTCTCCTTCTGGTCCGGCGCCAAGGTCTCGCCCTTCTCGCCAGCCTTCTCCATGATCTCCGTGGCCGCCGCCGCTGATGCCTGGCGCTTGGCCTCGAAGGCGGAGATTTGCTCTCTGATCGTCTTCATGTCAGTTCCTTTTGAGGTTGAGCCGGAAGCGCCCGGCGTTGGTTTCGCGAGCTTGACCGTGGGGGCCGTCTTAGCGCGTAGCGCCGCGCTCAGGCTCCGAAGGTCTGCGCTCTTGATGGTTTGGATCGTTGCCTCCGCGTTAGCGGCTACGGTGACCGCGCTCAGCTCGAGCCAGTCCCATTTCAGGAAATGGATGCCCCACGTGCCCTTGATCTCCGCGTCCTCGATCGAGCGGAACCCGATCGAGAGCCCACGGACCAACCCGTGTTTGATCGACTGCCACGCCTCGTCGAGCCGCTCCTTGAGCCGCCCCGGCTCCGAGACCCGCGCGAACCGCGCTTGGATCGCGATGCCGTCCTTCGAGACCTTGGCGCGCGTCACGTGCCC